TACCTAATGCTGTGCTTGTACCAGAACCGCCATAGGTTTGTGTTAGATTTGGCCCATCGTCATCATTAAACCGCAAAGACTGGTCAATGAGATATGGGTAAAACCCAGATGCCGGAGTGTACATCCATTGTGAGGAACCTACTGGCGTAGACATACAAACCCCCTAGCCAAACGCCAGTTGAGGCGTACCAAGTAGAATAGAATCTGTACCCTTAACAACATAAGGTACAATGTCATAGGCATCAGCCGCAGTTGATAGCGTCAAGCCAGCCGCACCAACAGTCTCATAGTCAGTGTCAAGAGATACTGTGTAGCCGCCTGTGCTATCCTGTATGAAGATGATAAAGCCAGACTGCCCGATAGTCTCAGTGGTTGGGTTAGCCAATGTTGCATTACCTGTCAGCGTCAACACAAAGTTCTGATAGTTGGCAAAGTCCAATGTGGTACTGCCGCTAACATTTGTGTTGGTATTTACACTGCCCTGCACAGACGTGCTGAATACAACAGCGCCACTAAACGTGCCGCCTGTAGATGGCACAGCATCAGCCACGCTAAACAAGCCATAGACAGTAACCTCGCAAATATCGCCACTGGCAAGCGCAACTAGATTATCAATGGTATTAGCCGTGTTAGTGTCGTAGTCCGTACCAGCGACCAGCAAAACGCCATTAAGGTGTACTGTAAGATTAACACCAGATGTAAAGGCTAGTGATAAGCCATTATCATCCGTTCCAGAGATGCTTGTCTCGCCACCAGTTGCAGTGTAGGTGAAGCGAGTGATATTCGCAAAGTCTGCACTAGGGCCGATATAAGGCATCAGGTTATCTCCATAATACTCAATGTCGCGTCAAGACCAGCAGACACATCGCAGTCAATGTCGATAACATCTGTTGTTTGCAGGATGTACTTGTTGCCAGCCATGAACTCAAGAGATGACCCAGCCAAGATTGGAACATCCTTAACCACATTTACTGTCTCGTTAGTTTCTGTATCAACAGTATTAGATACAATCCGAACAGTAGCTGTAACAGATGCCGTGTGTACGTTGGTTAGTGTCAGGCCGATAACAACCGTAGTTGTCGCAGCCGGAACTGTATAAAGTGTTTCGGGCGTACCAGAACTAACTGGCATAGCCCCATTTGATTTAAGTTTGAAGGTATTAGCCATTTGTTTATCCTAGTGCTATTGCCAGAGATGTTGCGATGGACTCAATCTGGGCTGTTGATGCGCCGCCAAGGGCAGCGTTTGTGTCAATCAACAAGTCCCATTTAGCAGCATCCGCATTGCTACTAATTGGCGTAGTGCCGCTAGATGTATGCGCCGTATTAGCAATATACAGGTTGTAGTTACTTCCATCAGTAACAATATCACGCGCAGTATATGCAACTCCAGCCGCCCAAGTGCCTTTAGACACGCCAATCTCTTGTGTAACCGCAATCTCACCATTAGTGTCAAACGCCAAGATTTTGTTAGCACGGTCTGCTGCACCAACAGCAAACTCTGTACTTGTCATGGTGTTTGTGCGCGACAGCTTAATGGAACGGTCTACTTCTTCCTGGACTTCCTGCACCAAGAATGTCAGCTTGTCCAGCGCGTCCTCATGCGCTTCGGCTGGGAACGGGTCATTTGGCGTATAGTCGGTTGTCTGTGTTTGTGCAGACTCGCGCCGCAGCACAACAGTATTGCCTGTAGCTGGGGCTGTGACAAATGTGATTGTGCCGCCACCAGCATTACCCACGCCTGACACAGTGTAGTTTGTGGTGATTGTCTGGACAGTCTCAGTAGCCGTGGCGTTGTTACGCAGAATTACCGCAATGTCGTCCTCGTCAAATATCTTGAACGTGTACGAAAACGCGGTGGTGCTGCCATCACCCGCATAACTGTTCTTAGTTGTGGTACTGCTAACTGTCATATTTAACTCCTAGCATATATATACAGCATTTTAGCTATTTACGAAAGCGTTGGGTTATTCCGGCATTGTTTCAAGAGATTTCAGTCCTGATTTTGCAATTTCAATCATTGTTAAATAAAGCTGGTCTATCATCTGACGTTTTTCTTTTGGTTCTGCCGGGCCAGCGTGTATTAGCCGAATGGTTCTGCTAATATTTGACATGCTATTCTTGTAACCTAGCAACGGCACTAATCGTAAGTCAGTCTGACTTAACACACGTTTAGCGTCTTCCATACGGTTTTCTTTTTGTAATTTTTCTATGGTCTTCATTCGACCGCCAATTTTGTCGTATTTTCTGTAAAAGTCCTGTATGGGTTGTGCGCTTCCTGACGGTTTTCTAACAAGAAACGCCCTTATAACAGGCAAGTCCTCTAATGTTGGCTCTGGTTTAGTCGGCTGCACCACAGCACCAGATTCTACTAACGCTTTATCGGCGGCTTCAATCGCGTACCTACCCAAAGTGCCAGTCCAAGACTTGATTAGATGGTCAATCTTAGCTGGACTGGCAGCGGCTGTGTCTGTAAATATGCTAATCTCGTTTATCAGCTTACCTAAGACTTTAGCAGACGCGCTGGTGTAGTTGTCGTACTGAAACTCAGGCAGCATGTTTTCCATGCCCCGTGGGACAATCGTGCGGTCATTAAAAAGATTTTTGTTTGCCCAAAATTCAACAAACGGTTTAGCAAAATCTGGGATTGGCCCCATTGATAATGCCGCATCTTTAAAAGTCTCCAAGAAAAACCGCTGCATATGCTCTGGGTCTTTGGAGTAAGCAAAGTCCATCATGCGTTCTGCGCCTGTGCCAAAAAGAACGCCTAGCTCAAAGGGCTTTGGTATGCGCCAAACAGTGTAATCGTTTGGCTCATCAATAGTTCCATCACCAGTAATTACAATCCAAGCCAAATCTTTCTGCCACTGAGGTAAGTCTAAATATCTAGGGTCATCGTGGTTCTTCATGTGCAATAGTATGCTTGGCAAGGTTATGTAAGCAAAAACTTTAGCTGATGTTTGCAATGGGCGTTGCTGATAAGCCTCATATATTTTTGCGTAACCTTGAACACGGGCATTGAAGAAAGCAGAAATCATATTAAGACCCTGCATTGTGGTTCCCATTTTAGAAAAATCTATAGTGATGTCTCTTGACTCAAAACCAGCCTTCTCTATTACATCTCTATCAGTCAGCTTTCTGTTCTTTTTTAATGCTTGGACAGCAAGACTATATTGACCTATGCGTCCGGAACTTTCAAAGAACTCTGAAGCAGCCCGTAACGCTTCCAGCGGGTTGGTTATTACATTACGCATTGTGCCTGACGTTAGCTGCTTCTTCATGTCTGTTTTGAAGTAATTTCTGTCAAAACTAACAAGCATAGATTGCATTGCGCCTGATGATGTCCATTCTTTGTACAGTTCTGTTTTATTTATCATATGCCAGAAACCCATAGCATTATGATACATTGGCACAAAGTTACGATTGCTTAGAACCCCTGCTGTAAACGCATCTCTAGTCAAGTTCCTTACCATAAAGTCTGGGGCAAGCGTTGCACCAGCCCTTAACAATCTTGATGGCGTTCCTATAAACTGCATAAACAGGCTTGATTGCAGTCTGTTCATATCTTTAAGGGCTGTGGCTATTTCTGGCCCTACACTCCAGACCTCTTGTTTTCCGTTGCGGTACACTCCTATTTCACCAGCAGCCTCGTTCACTATTTGACCACCTCTGCGAAATACAGTCATTCCATCAGCAAACTCAGGTTTTATTGGGCTGTCGAAAGCTGCCTCAAGTTCTTCTTTTGTTATTTTTGTTCCCTTTGCTTTTGTTACCCTTTGCACTTCTGGGAACGCTTCTGGTAACTTTTCAACCATCTCAATAAACTTTACATACGCCAAGTTTCTTTCAGCAATAGCTACATTAGTAAGCGTGTTAAGGTGTATGCTAGTTAGAGGGTCTTGTATTTTAGCCTCACTTCCCTTAAATCTTTTCATAGGGTTGCGGACTGCCTTGCTAAAATTACCAGAGGCCATTTTTACAGTTTCATCCATTACCCTATAAAATGGAACGTAATCTCTGTTTGCCTCAAATACTGCGGTTGCCGCCTCTTTAGAAAAGACACCGCTATCAACCAAAAACTGCACACTTCTTTTTTGGAACTCATTTAGTTCTCTAAATATTTCATTAAATGTAGGTTGGTTGCCTCTATCTTTGTTAGCTAATTCAACAACTGTTGCCCGTGCCTCTGCTAATGGAACGCCAGTTTCCTTACCCTGTTCTGCTTTTTCAACAGCACGTTTTGCAATAGCAAAGGCAGTAAACTCCTTAACTTCTTTGTCTGTCTTAACAGTCTCCATAATTTTCATAAGACCTGGGCCGTTAGGCTTTAAGGTAGCAAAGTCGAGTGTGCCATGCTGCAAGAAGTGCATACCACGACCAATCATGCCAGGTTGTAACCTCATTTGCTGATACGGCGTCACCTTAGAGTCAAATGAACCACCTTTCTCCTCAAAATTCCTTACTGCTTTTAATACAGGATGCAAACGGTCAATCCACATTGTTGTGAACTTTGACCTAACATCAGACATTGATTCCCTGTTCTTAGGAACCTCAAACTCCACCCTGTTTACAACAGCATTAACAGCATCGGATACGGGAATATCTTTTGGCGCGGTTTCAATACGCGCAAATTCAACAGCAGCGGGTGGTTCCAGCCCACTTTCCCTAGCTGTGTTATACTTTTCTGCGTTAATTGCTTCAGAATTTCGGAGGTTTATCAAATCCTCTGGACGAACCTCATACAAAACATCAGGTGTCTCTCGCTTCGGATTTGACCCTTCTTTGAAAGGTTGTATAGCTTCCGTTGGTTCAATAGGGTCGCGGAACCTTTCTTGGTTTGTACTTGCCAAATCTTCTTTCATGCGAGGGTTAAGTTCTACTTCTTGCAAAACTTCCACAGGAGATTTATCTGTTTTCTTTGCCCTTTCCATAAACATGCGCTTTGCCCGTGGCACACCCTCAAATGCGCCGAATGTACCCAAAACTAATCCAGTGTTTATGAGTTCATCTGATGTTGGCATACGTTGCTCAATCAACGCCCCTGCGCCTGTGAAGGCGGCATACTGTGTTGCGTATTTACCAACCAGGCTTTTTGCACCAATCCACCCAGGGGCTGCTGCACCTGTGCCTAAAATCAATCCCGACTTCAAGCCCTCCTTAAAGCCGTGGTCAACAAAAGAATCCCACCAATCCTTGTAAGAACTTGTTTCGCCTCTTTCCAAGGCATCTATATACATTGACTTAATAGACTCATTTACAAACCCAGCGGCAAAGCCGCCAGCAAACACATTGCCACCAGTAGCTGTAGTCCCACCTATAGCGGCGGGTATAAAAACTGGCATATCACCGCCAATCATAGACATTGTTTCAAGCCATCTTTCTAAATGCCCTGTATCCTCTGGCTCGGGGCTTAATGCCATTTGCGCGTCTACACCCACCTCGCCTTTTGTGTGATATTGCAAAACAAGGTTTGTGGTAGACTTTCCAAACCCTCTGTCTAAATATTCACCCCACTCTGCTTTCTCTCCAACAGACCATTCTTTGACTTCTTTTAAAACATTTCGCCAATAGGACTCTATTTCTCTAGTTGCGGTAACAGGCTGTCCAAACTCAGAATCTACAAATTCAGAAGGTGATTGCGACAATTCTTCAGAAGGTATCTCGGCTGTGGTAGCTGGTGTTGGCGTGGCGTATTGTGAAGGTCTGCCAAACTCAGTAGCAATCTGTTCCGCAGACATGCCAGCACCAGACATTATGGCAATGTTTTCTTGCCTAAAAGCCTGTATCTCACTGTCAGGAACTCCAGCACCCTGCATGATAATGATTTCGTCATTAAGACTCATACTAGCTTAACCTTACTGTTGCTGCTGTCTTCGCATCATGTCAATGTACCGTGGGTAGTTTGGCCCTGTGCGATATGACTTGTAGGCATCTGTTTGCAAGTAGTCTGCGTATGACATCCCAGCAGGTATTGGTGGTGGGGCCAGTTCTTGAAGGGAAGGCAATGCGCCAGTATCAACAAGGCTGTCTGTAATTTCTTGCATTAACTCAGCATTAGTAGGCGTAAAGTTTTCATTAGGGCGTATTAGAAACTTTGGGCTTCTAGGGTCAAGAAGTTCTCTTGGGCTGTCCCCACGTTCTATGGCATCAAGATACCTAGCCTCCATTTGTTTAGTAAAATCATAATAGCGCGAGTCGCTGTTTAAACTTAATGAAGCAAAGTTTGGATTACCTATAATTTTATCTTTGTAATTCTTGGTAAAGTTATCAAATGCTTTCATATTTCTAACAAATGTCGAGTTTGCATCTGATTCAGTTATTCTTGCCTCTGCACGGATGTACCTCTCAAAAGCCTCAACGTCTTTATCGGCAAAGTCTGTGCCTTGTCTTTGCAATAAACTTAAACCGCCATTCTCCTGGTACTCAGGTAATGAACGCATTTTATCTGTGTCAGTCGTTAGCTGGAAACCCTGCGTTACATCCGTAACCTCTCCCGTAAAAATTTTTTGCTGCGCTTCTCTATGGGCAGTAGGCTTGCTATCATTGAGTATTTCCCCTCTAGCACGGCGACCAGCCAAGTCAATTAGCTGTTCTCTGTAAACCTCTCCCTTTGCCCCAACAAACTCCATGCCTCTTATTTTTTCAATGGCTGTCTCGCTGCCAGACATAACCATTTTTTTGCCATCGGTGTAAAGATTTTCATTGGCATCTTCTTCTGCGCGGTCTCTGGCCTTTCTTTTAAAATCAAACTGCGCTTGTGCAGCAGCTTTTCTTGCTTGCCATGCCGCTTCTATCTGTACTTTTTCTTTATCCCCTAAAATTTTCCATTGCGCTTCAAGATTCGGGTCATCAAACTTTCCTTGTCGTGCATTTTCTATCTTTTCCTCTACGTCCTCTACCGTATCAAAGGTGGTATTGCCTACGTTTTCTATAGGAATAGCGTTAGCAAATGTTGCAACAAGTGCAGAATTTAATTCTGAAACTTTTGATTTTGCTAAACTTCTAAGGGTGTTTTGAGAAGCAGACCCAAGACCCTTAAACTCTTGACTCTGAAGGGCGGCATTTACCTGTTGTTCACTGACAGCCCCAGCAATCTGGTCTTGTACCCCTGCCCGATTACCATCTTCAACAATAGAGGATATTTGCGCCTCTAAGCTGCCAGGATTAAATTTTGTGGGAAGGCCTGATTTTACATCGTCATCTACAAGTCCTCGCAAAGCGTCAACCTTTGGCTGAAAAAGCGGAGAGTTAGGGTTTAAGGACTTTAATTCGTCTAAGCCAATAACAACTGCCTTATCAGATGCGGCAGCAGATTGCATTTTCCCTCTATTATTAGCCTTTAACTTTGCGTCAAACTGCTTTTGCAGCAGCAACTTTTCTACAGAGGCCTTTGCTACTTCTGTACGGCGTTTGCTATAACCTCTGCCATCAATATCGTCTAATATTTTTTTTCTAGTAGCCTCAAAATTAACTTGTGCGTCTGTAACATTTGTTGAGGTGTCTGCAAATAAAGCATCGTTAGCCGATTGAAAAGCGGTCGCATACTCCTCACGGGCGATGCGCTTATCTTCCCTGTCTCTTTCAATCATGCCAAACTTAAAAGCGGTGTCAGATACTTGCTGCCCCAATCCAGCTAAAGCACGACCTGGTGCTTCAAACGCAGCACTTGCGCGTGGCCCCAAAGACCCCGCCGCCATTTTTACTTGTTGTTCATATACTGGAATCTTAGGCATTATTTACCTCACGACATAATCTGGGCTGCTTGTGTGCCGCCAGACAACAATGACTGATATGAGGCCATCTTGTAGGCAGATGCTTTTGCCCGTCCTTCAGCCCTAGCTAAAGCAGCCTCTGATTCTTTTGCTGCTTGCTCTATATCACCAGCGTACTGTATCTTTAGCGCATCCATCTCAGTGTTAAAGTAAGAATCTTCCGCAGCCTGTAACGCACTGCCAGACATCTGTATGCCAGCCTTGGCTGTTTGCACTTGGGCTGTCGCAATCAGTCTAGCTGACTGACTCCGCATATTCTTTTCTTCGTCAATCTTACGGCGGCGTAATATAATGGCTTCATTCTCTGCAACCTGTGCATTAAAATCTGCAATTTGCTTTGCCTGTTTAGCTGCCGCCTGGTTGCCTTTGTAACCAAGAACACCACCTAATACTGAGCCGCCAGCGGCTAATGCCTCACTCATTACATCACCTTCGCCATGCGATAGTAGTTACTACCGTCTGGCCCAAACTTATACATGACACCTTCATCCTCAAATCCCATCCATCTAGCAAACCTGATTGCCTCTGGGTCGCCCATGTGAATACTAGCTTGCACACGGTGTAAATCTGTTGTCGCCAGTATACTACTAAACAACGTCTTAGCATACCTAGCTAGTGATAGCTTCCATTTAGGCGCATGTTTAGACAGGATTACCCAACCCTCGCCCACACCAGGCCACATCTCATGTATGCCGCCAACAGCTACAACATCGTCTTCACCCAGCACAGCATAGCCAACAACTTGCTGCCCGTTGTCAAATGCAGCCCTCATGCTGTCTGGGAACTCAAAGTCAGTCTCAATGCTATTTACTAGCCCTGCATCAAATGGAACAATTCTAAGCATCGAAAGTATTTGACCTCCGCATGATAGCCAGCACAGTCATAGGCAATGGCTGTGACTGCCGCACTATAACCCGTGCATCGTTCTCATATCCAGATGGGAAGTATATCTCTTTATCGCCATTAAACAACGGCACAGCTTGGTTCATAGACATGCTACTGTCGCGGAATGGTAGTCTATCAAGATTGTTTGTGTCAGGCCCAAGTTCTGCACCAACAGTGTTGAAGAAACGTGCAGTCACGCCATGAATACGCTTAATCTTGCCCTGTGCAATTCCATCGTCTGCACCAGCTTCCAGCCGTAATGTCTCAATAGTAGACGTATAGTTGTAGCCGATATGTACCTTAGATGCTTCTCTGTCTAGCGTAATCTTGCCATCAGTCACAACCTTGTCAGCATGTGTCGCACCGTCAGCTAGAATAGATACAGTCTCGCCTTCTAGGTGGTTAATGCTGTTAATCGTGGTTGTAGCTGAACCGTCATATGTCAGGCCACTATCTAAATAAAACGCATCCTCAACGTCATCGCCAAACTCAATAGGCTTTAGATACTCAATGTGCCGCACAGTAGCACCGTCAATAGTACGCTTTACCGCTACATATACTTGGTCTTCTGCACCTGATGGGATAGCCGTGATGCTTTCTACCACACCGTCACCGCCAATGTCGTGGTCATGCCAGCCGATAGCTGCGTTAGCACGGTCATAGGTAAGGCCGACTAACCGCCCGTCACTATGCACGAACCACACAATCAGTTCTGGTTCCTGCTGCCACACCATGTCAGTCAAACCGCCACGCGGTATATGGTCAGCCAGAATGGTCAAGTCGATACCCAGCAAGCCATCAGTATCCAAGTCAAAGGTAATCTCTTTTACCTTCTCTTGGCCCTTCTGGATAAGGATGGTGCTGTTGCCAGCCCGTAGCGGTCTCACCTCTGAACAGCCGAATGTAGTCTCACGCAGCACGTTCACATTTGTTGGCGTAACTGGTGTAGCACCTGTGCCACCTGATAGCGTAAATTCTGCGCTAGTAGTAAGAACCTGTAGGAATCTAGCTGGCAATAAATGCCGAATGACATTCACTTTGTCTGATGCAATCGTCAGGTTCACCGCATCATCATCGTTTGTGCCAGGTGTCTGGTTCTCAAAGTCTGCGCTAACTGAACCAAATATCGTCTGCGGCTTACCTGTAGTCCCAGCAAAATACAAACGCTGTTCATAGAAGCCAACAGCTTTTGGGTAGCCTTGGTCGCCGCCAAATGCACCTAGTGACCATTTCTTTGTAGCGTCACCCGAACCTACAACGTGGTCAGGCAAGTTGCTATTCCCAAATGAATCTTCTTTTACTGTAGCTGTAACTGTTGTTGAATTTGTGAAAGCAGTTATTTCAACGTAACCTGTACCATCATGGTCGTAACGCCAATCAATCGCACCATATGTCTCTGTGCCTTCTAGGTGTACTGGCGGGGTGTTGCCAGATGTTTGGGTGCTGCCCGTTACCTGAGTATACACATGTCCGTTATAACGTACGGATACACCATCAGCATAGCTTGTGCTTGCCGCCCACTCATCATGTTCAATCTCAAGCACCTCGCGGAACCTGATGTAACGCCCAACATCCGCTGCGGTAAACAATGCTGCCGATGCTGTAATCGTTACGCTTCCAGTCTGGGCTGACGCATACAGGGTCGTTGCTGTGTCATTTTCGTCAAGGTAAGGGCCATCAACAAAGTCGATGTCAGTCAGCGTAAAGCTGGTAGCTGTTGTGCGTGTTAGCTTTGCTGGCGCATGGTCTTTGTGCGCCATGTAAAGGACATCAGCAGACTGTGCGTGGTTAATCTCAAAGATGTCTGTGACTGAGTATGTGGTAGCAACCTCAACAATCTCAGCAGACGCACCAGCACCAACGCTTACGTCTGCACCTGTTGTTGTTGCTGTCTCGCCAGATGTGCCACCAGTGATAGTCTCACCACTTTGGAATATCTCTGATACGCTGGTCAGGTTCATAGTTGTGCCATCGTCTGACACATATACAGCCGTAGCACCTGACGTACCGCCAGTGATTGTCTCGCCTACGGTAAATGCACCACTTGCGCCAGTAATGCCAAGAGTGGAGTTGTAGGCATCAAACCCTGTGCTATTTATGCCTGATAACTCAAATGTATTGGATGTTGCATTGGCTACCGTAAATTCACGATTATTCACTTGCGTCATGTCTGTTACACCAGTAACGAATATTCTGTCACCGTTTGTGTAACCGTGTGAAGCAATCGTCATTACAGCAGGGTTAGCCTGTGTAATTCCTGTGACATTTTGTGAATTGCTTGTTAGCAATCCACCGTCTTTATAGAAGCGAATATAGTTGGCACCGAACTCAAGCACATAAGCCTGTTCATCGCTGTACTCAAAATCAATCAGCCTGACCTTGCCACCGTCCTTAGAACGCCCAGCAAAGTATGTGCCTGGTCTGCGTGTAACGCCACCAGACGGGAACACAACCATGTTGTTTAATGTTTGTGCCGCCTCATTATATTTCTGTAAATCAATACGGCCTTCTAGCTTTGGGGATATTTCACCCGTGCGGAAGTTGGTGATAATGCTGGATACACGGGCCATATTTAGAACCTGATGTTAGTGTATGTGTCTGCTTGTGGCTGTTCTGGATAGCCTTCCATAGCATCAATAGACTTAGCCTCTCTTAGTCTTTGTTCGTACTGTGCGTTCATAGTTTGTGCGACAGTGCCACTGCCTGTAATTGCGTATGCAGTCTCAGCCGCCAGTCTGTGCGCTATAGCCGATGAAAGCAGTGAGTCATATTGTTCTGTGTCTTCGATACGTCCGATATAAACAATCCGGCATGTACCCTGATTAGACAGTATTTTCCGGCCTTCAATCTTATACATCACATTGCTGTCATAAGCTGCGATGTCGCTGTTCACGTTTGAGTCAAAGAAGGACAGAACTCTGAGGCAGAATGGTTCTGTTGGTAATGTGTACTGATAGGTAAATCCAAAGGCGGGTGCTGTTGCATCTTGCGCTAGTTCTTTGCGCGTTACAGCTATGTTCCAAGGATGTGCGCGTAGCACAGCATCACGCACTAATTCATAATTACGATTGCATAGTCTAGCTTCTTTGGAGTTCTGGGTCAGTGCCGTAATGGTTGCTGCACCTAGTAGGTCTAGGGCTTCATTACATATATCAACAACTGATGGCATGATTTACTAACCTTTCAACTCTTATCAGTACACCCAGACTTGCGTTGCTATCGCCACCTCTGAATTTACCGCGCTTTCTATACGCTTCCCTTGCAATCACTTTTAACTTCTCTGTAGGTAATAATACCACAGTTTCATCATCAAGTACGAATGCCCAGTGTGTTGCCAGTGTTGTAGCTATGCCACTAGGCTTGCCCCTACAAGAAAACTCCACAAACACATTCCCAGTTCGTGAAGCTACAAAATCCCTTTTCACCTCTATGGTGTTGTTACTTAATATGTCGCCTAGCCACCTCTCAGCTATTTGACCTACTTCTAAATCCCAGCGGAAGTCCCCGCACGGTTTCATCATATTGCCCTCCAGCATGATGAGTTGTATGGGGGCGGTTTCCCGCCCCCACATTATTTAGTTTACAACGTATTCAATGATGAATGACATGTCGCCAGCCGTACCACCTGTTGCAGAAAATGTTGCTGCAATGTAGTAGTAGCCTTCGTCACCATTTGAATCGCCAGCCATCTCAAACAACTGCTGCCCAATGGTGTTGATGTCGGCTTCTTCATTACGCAGGTCAGTCATAGCTGCTTGGTCAGCAACCAGAGTGCCAAAGAAGTCTTCATCTTTTACCGCACCAGCAGTTGTGTAGATGCCAACATTGAATGTGCATGAACCACCCAGCGTGTCGCTACCAACCTTTAGTGCGGTGATAGAGGCATTTGCTGGGATTGGTGCAAACATAACAATGTCGTTGTCTGTGCTGTCGCCAGCCGCCAATGCAATGGTTCCCTGCGCTACACGGAGTACACCGTGCAGATTGTGGGCAGCATTAGCAACTTGAGGAGTAGCTTCAAAGTTAGCTACAAGTGTTGAGTTCTTAGTAGTCATTTGTCACTCTCCCTTTAAGCCGCTTCGTCACAGTCAATCTGGACAACTTTTTCTTCTTCCATACGAGTGGAACCGATTGACATGCAATAGTACACCTGAGTTGCATAGCCTTTGTCGCTACGCTCATCAATACGCGCCATTACGTCACGGCCCACTGCCAATGCAAGACCATCCTCTGCCCATGCAAAGCATGAACGGATGTCGCCAGTTTTTGACAGACGGTTAGAGACGATGAAGTTAAAGCCCATGAACTGGTTTACTTCACCCTGTACAAGTGCCTTCACAGTGTTGAAGTCGCTTGAAGTGACGTTTGTGTCAGCCAAGAGTGCTTCAATCTGGTCAGGGCCACAAGCGATGTAACGTGGAATAGATGGGTCAACATCTGCCAAGTCAAGAATCTTCTTGGCTTCACGCAACTTTGCAAGTGACATATCAGCACCGCCATCAGCAATCTGCTGACCCGCTGGCAACGCTGTTGAGGTCGAACCAGTCTCACCAGTAAATGCTGTGCCGAGTGCTGAAGCGATGATTTCATCGTCCATTGCGCGGCCCATAGCTGCGGCAGCAGCTTGTGCATATGCTGATGTTGGGTCGATAAGCATGCGTACTTTGTCCTGGTCATCAATCAGGTCTGCATACTCATAGTCTACGAGTGACACCCGACGACGTGCGTGTGGGGTATCAATCTGTGGTGTGTCAGCATGGCGAGTTGTACGCTTCTGCGCAGTTGCCTTACCAACCTGGTCAAAGAAAGCATTTTTGCCAGTCATATTCTCTACGCGCACCGCATCACGCAGACGGGAACCCATCTGCTGCGATAGCATCTGCACGTTCGCAGAATACTGCTGGACAAATGCCGTGGTTACTTCTGTGGACATAGCGTCCTCCTTTTACACGGTTACATTTGAACTTTTCGGTGCGCTACCCTTTCGGACACTCCTGGTCTTTTCAGCCGACTTATGGCCCCCATCTTTCTGGTCGTCAGCAGGACGAGTTGCCTCGCTACCCCGCATTACCCACTCATAGTATTGGTCTGCGAGTAGGTGTGGATTGAGTACGTCACGCTGGCTACCGAACTCGACAGCTAATCGTAGGCACTCAAGCCGAATATCTGTGACGGAAAGTTCATTATCCATGTAACTGTTCCATCAAATGTTGCATCCGTTCTACAGCCTTGTGTCTCGCAATCGGGTTTTTTCTATCCCAATAAGCATGAGACTTATCATTCATAATGGCATCAATCTCAGCTTGTGCTGTGGCTGGTGTCATTACACTTGACTGTGACATTTCTGCAACAGTGTCTTCACTGGTGACAGATTGCCTGAAATCAGCAATTTTTGCAAATGCTTTAATAAACTCAGCGTTATCGCCCAGCTTTGAACCATCTGCTAAAGTGATGTTGAACATCTCAGGGTCTGCAAATTCTTGCGCTACCTTTGCAGCCGCTTCAACCTTTTGGTCAAATGCACGGCCCCACTCACTACGCAACGATTCCACAGTCTGTTCCTTTGCAGCCTCTGCTAACTCAAGAGACTGTGCGCCAGACTGTTCAATGCTACTCTTGTAGTAATCAAGAATACCTTTAGCTTGGTCTGGTGAAAGGCGCAGTTTATGTGCAATATCTGCGTAATCTGTAGCAACTTCCTCAGTAATCACGTTGCCATCGACTTCAATGCCGTACCCCTTTGGGTCTTCTGGTCTGCCTAGACGGTCATAGATACGGTCTAAGTCTTCGTCTGTTGGGTTGACTGGTACTGCAATCTTGTCTGCACCAATCAATCTTTGCGCGTTCACATAAGAACGGGCTAGGTTTTCCACATCCTTAATAGGTGAAATGCTAGGATGTTCGCGTAGTTCCTCTGGTATCATGTTTAGAAACTCGTTACCAGACCCGCCTGACGCTACCTCAGATGGTGTCTCCATCATTGGTGCTGCCTCTGGCTGGGCTACCTGTTCGATTGCTTCTTCTGACATTTATTCCTCTTTCATCATGTTGTGGATATGAAGGATAACAGCACGTTTCCCTTCCTCAAATGCTGTGGCGTTTGCATCGCCAGCAACATAGCTTGTGGCACGATAGTTACACCGCGCCTCTAGGTCAGCTAATACTTTAGCTGAACTATCTGTGTTAAAGGTTTGTCTGTAAAGGTCTTTTAGCTTTTCAATCTCAGGTGTCACTTACTAACCATCCTGGACGCTTGCGCTAACTGCGACACGTTCTGGACATCTTGCTGGTCTTGCATCATCTCCATCTGTGCTTGTTGTTGCGCTGCACGTTCCTCTCTAACCTGTTGAACCTCACGTTCCGACTTCAGTGCTGTCTTTGGAACGCCTAGTGCATCGGTCACATGCTTCACTAACCCGTCTGCATCAATGTGGTCGCCTACTGGAATTGCCTGTGACAGTGGCATCAATATCTCAAGTGCCTTCATGGTACTGTTCAGGCTGCTTGATTTCTGCGCACGGGCTAGTGGCGATACATATTCAATATCCACATCACGCCCCTGTAGGATTTCTGGTGGCTCTGGAAGCATCTCACCGCGCAACATCAATGCAAACACACGGTCAATCAAAGGACGTAGCATCTCATTCATCAATCTGCCCAGCACGGGGCCGATGACTCTCATGCGTTCTTCCTGCCTTTGGACAACCTCTGTGGCTGTCATGTTTGGTGACTGACCACTAAGAAGCTGGTCAACATAGAACGCTGAACGGATAGCTGCACGGCGTTGTTCTTCCATGTTCAAGCCAATAGGAATGTTTGCGCCGGTGTTCAACGGCGTAATCATGTCTCTTGTGCCGCTTCTAAAAAAGTTCAACCCCCCAGGCTGCGTACGGATGGGCAAGAGGAAACCATCGTCAGGAACAAGAAGGGGAGGGTCAATCTGTTTCTGCGCAGCTTGAATGATTGTTTTTGACATAAGATTCAACATCTTAACGTCAGGCAACGCAACCATCGCTGGGGAACGCCCCATTGTCTCACCAGTTGCCTTCAAAAATCGTGGGACAATGTACGGGAACTCTTGGAAGCCACTTTCAGAAAGCAGCCCCTTGCTTTGCATATCAACATAGAACGATGCAAACGGCATGTTCTTGTTGTCACGCTTGTTAGGGTCACGGTTAATACGCGGTACTACGGCATGTAGGATTTCTACTTCTTCATCAGGTTTGTCTTTGAACACCTTGCGAATGTAGTCACTAACCTCATCAAACCCAAAACGCTGCACAGCTTGCCTTGCCGGAATCTTATAAGTTCTAAATACTGTATCAACAATACCGTACTGGTTTTCTTGCACATAGAACTCAGAGATGTGGCGTGTGCTAAACCGCAGATTGCCATCATCCATCTCAGCAAACATACAGCCTGTGCCAAACACAACCAAGTCCACATACATCTCATGGACTTCAGTTTCAAAGTTAGACTGGTTAAATGCCCTCATCATGCGCTGACTGGTTTCTTGCAACCACTCACGCACATCATCATCACGCCCGATATTCTCATCTTTCATATCAAGCATGAACCAAGGCGTAGCACCGCTGGTCAGCATCCCGTGCAAACTAGCAGCAAGCAAGTCAACAGCCTGTAAAGCAGTACCATCAAAGATAAGTTCCATCCGCTTTTCGCCTCTGGAACGCTTACGGACAATATCCGCTTTGCGGGGAAGCATGTAGTCAGCTAGTTCCTGATAATGCGTGTCCCAGTTATCTCTACGGCCTTTAAGGTATTCGTACCGCTTTACCAGACTCTTGATGAAATCTTGCATGTATTACCCCAGTAATGTAGGTGTGCCGCCAGGTGATGTTGCGCTAGTGTCTTGTAGCGCACCAGCAACAATAGTCGCACCCGCACCCTTTTTCTTTCTAGCCTTCATTGTAGCTTCTTCAGCCAATGCAACCGCACGTTGTGTATCTTCTTCACCCGCCTGTGCTGGTGGTGGTGGAGGTGGTGGGGCTGGTGGAGTGTATACTTTTGGCTTTAGAAAAGACATTATGCGCCACCCCCTGTTGGTGACTTTGCGCTAGGCGTTGCGTAAGTAACACCGTAGCCCTCCATCAATGTGCCAGCCGCGCCAGCACGTTTGCCTTTAGTGCGTCGTGTGCCACGACCCAACATGGTATCATCAGGCACAACTTCTGGCGTTACTTCTGGAGTAACCTCTGGCGTTTCCTCCGGCATGTCTGGTTTGCTAGGAACAAGACCTACAGCTTTACCAGTTTCCTTCAAAACCTTTTGGGTTGGCTTTTCGATAACTTCTTCAAAAGCCTCACCCACAGCCTTGGTTGCGCCTCTAACTATTTTTTTAGCGGGTCTATAAACAGCAGCCATTAACTAACTCCAATCGTGAAATCCCAGCTTCTGAGTCTCAGTCCGAAGCCAGTACGCATTTGTATAACCCATATTAGATAACATACTTTTCAAGTTTCTGAAACCTATTGCTATGTTTCGCTTGCCGCCTATAGCAATGAAATCAATTATCCAAGGCACAGTTCCACCACCATCATAGCCCTCTGGCATAAACTCAAGGTTGTCTGTGTACTCTACAACGTGTTCATAATCAGGGAACGCCCAGGTTGCAAAGCATATTGGCATCTTGTTTTCATCCCGTAGAACCATATACTGACCAAGCATCATCGGGGGGCGGATGTATTTCTCCACCTCCTCAACGCCCCACCAGCCGTGGTAATCACTCCAATCAAGCAGATACTTGATAGCTTCTACATCAATAGACTTACTCATAACGTAAACGGGTTATACTCCATCTGTGCAATTTGCTGGGGAGGTTTGGTAAAGTTAGCCCTATTCTCTAGCCCAACAGCTAAATATCTAAACGCATCAGCCGCGTGGCTGGTAAAGTCGTGCAATGGATGGTCACGAAATACCTTGCGGCGTTCATCAAACTCCTGCCTGTATTGCCGCAGATACTCCAACCCCTCATGGCACTTGTCCTTATCAAAGTAGCATTTAGGTATCAGCATCCTTGCCGCATTTATTCCGTCAGCAACTTTCATCTTAGGAACTACGCGGAACTTAATGCCAAGAGTGTAAGCAGTCTCTAACCTAGACCTACCGCTACCCAGTTCCCGCACCTCAATGTCATGCGGTGCCAGGTGGTCGCCATAGGTATAATCTTTCTGGTTAAGTACGTCAGCGTAATGGTCTAAGCCAACCCCGCTACTTTCATAATAATCAATTACATTAACAGCACCGCCACGGAATATCTGGGCAAACCAAATAGCCGTTGAATCATTTATACCCAAGTCCCAAGCTGTATGCACTGGGTACATAGGGTCGTAAGGTATCCGCGTTACCCTGCCATCTTCGTCTGCCGCTGCAATAAGTTTAGCGTAATAAGCACCAATAATAGCAGCCGTGAAGGAACATTCGTATTCCTGTTCATATTGTTCTGGTGTCATCTGCGCTTGGGCAGCTTTCAGTTCCTCTGGCTTTACCAAGCCACTCTCACTAGCCTTGACCGTCTTGTGATACCATTGGTCAGAACCGTTCTCTACCTCTGACTTGGCAGTCTCTAGCAAATCATAAAAGTGATTATGCCCAGCCGGTGTACCCAAAAAGATAGCAGCCCCCTCTCTATCGGATAGGGCCGGTCTAACAACCTCCCCCCATACCCTTGGGTTCTGCATACCAAACTCATCGAAAGCACACATATCTAAATAAATGCCACGAAGGGAGTCAGGGTTTTCTGCCGACAGCAGCATCAATCTGCCGCCATTAGGAAAGTCCACCCGTAATTCTGTCTCATTGAAAGAAACGCCAGGTATCACACCCGCATAATACTTTACATAATCCCACGCAATACGTTTGGCTTGCGTAAAAGTAGGTGCCACGAAAGCAACCCTTGGACGGGGGAGTTCACAAGTTAAGGCTTTCTTAATTAACTCATTCACCGCCCAGACCGTTTTGCCAAAGCGTCTGTGCATGACCAACACATTCCACCGCTTTAAGCTATTGTGCATCTCAGCCTGTAAGGGTCTAGGCTTGTAAGGTATCTTAACTGGTTGTGCCACCGTCAGTCTCCCACAGTATTCTTACAGTACCGTCACTCACCTCTACGCCAGCACGGTTCTTGGCCTCGCCAAACTTCTCAGGTAACACCTTGCCTACCTTCCAGCGCACATGATGAGCATAGTCCCTCAACACATGCGGGTTGTAATCCTTAACTCCGTGTAGCGCATCGCTATACAAGGTGTCTAGTTCTTCTAATGCTTTTTCTGCGCTGTACTGCTGTGCCTCTTTCACAGCCGCTGCAAACTCCTCATCGCGCTTGCAACGCTGGTAGAACGCAGTTCTGGATACGCCAGTGGCTTCGCACACATCAACAATGCTATGCCCGTCAGCTATGCTGGATAAGATAATGTCAGTGCGTTGCTTTGTTAGTTTGGTCATGTAGTTCTGCCTGTGTGTTGTGAAGGACTATTTAACATATATAAAGCGCGGCGGTCGCTGTCGGGGGTATCGCCTCTCAAAACATACCCCCCTATGCCCGGACTGTTGCAGATATGTCACACTGTTGCATTATTGCCACACCATGCAATGTGTGATAGCCTTGCGCCGTTGCATTGCAGCGCGTGTCATTCTGTGTTCTGTGCGTGTTGTGAAATACAAATCCAACCATTCCCAAAACAAATCTAAACAAATTCAACACTTGCCACACTTATATATATAAACAAAACTTTTTGCCATGTGTAAACTTTTTTTACATTGTGCTGTTGACAAGGCGCAATATGTGCGCTATCTAACAATCAAGACAACAAAACCTTGGAGGGTTACACAATGTTTAAACTGAATCCAAAACGCCATGCACAACGCCTTATGTTTGTATTCGGCACACTGTTTATCTGTGCAATCGGCATAACAGCCGGTGGCGGTCTTATTATGGAATCAATACCGCATCAACAGCTAGGCTTTTGGCTTGGCCTTGGCATGGCCTTTGTCGGGCTGTTTACAATCTTTTGGTCATGGCTTGGCTTTGCCTTTGCCGCTATTGACTGTCGCAACGCTTAAACCTTGGAGGGTTACAACATGACTATCACTGTTTCATATTCAATCGACATACTGGACACCAATCCCACTAAAATGGTGTTTGATAATGTCAACGACGCGCACGACTGGATTCACGACGAAGTGGCGCGGCGCGTTCAACATGCGGTTGACCATTCGCCTTATACACTTTCAGAGACTGATATCCAGGATTTAGAGGCCAATGAATATACATTGGTATCTATTACCGACGGTGTCGTTACTGAATTTATGTGTATATAAACAAACCTTGGAGGGCTAAACAATGTCTAAAACAAAACTCACAATTTGGTATCACTCAGCATCACCGCCACAAATCATCGGCAGTCATAACAACGGCTGTTTCATCGGCAGCTATGATGGATTGCATGAAACGCTAGTGACTGCAAACAACTTGGCGCGTCCCTGGCGTTCACAAGTTATTACACAAGACCATGATGGTGACTATCATCTGTTTCAGACTGACAAACATTGGCGCGACTATCCATCTAAAGATACGTTTGCCGCAACATATGAAACCATAAAAGCATAACAACGGCTGGCACGGGCAACCGTGCCGCTTCATAGTTTGCTGTTCAGGCGGCAACCTATGCGGCGAATAGCCGACAACGCAACAAACCTTGGAGGGTTACACAATGCAAAAGATAGACACACAAGAACAGTTATTCCAGCAATGCAAACACATTGCAGACCAAATCGATTCAGGCGAATACGAAACGCACGACTCAGATGAACCATGCAACGCCTATGACTATTTATCGGATGCGCTAGACATAGAATACACCGTGAATAGCCAAGGCGAATATTTAGGCGCAAGAGTGCTAGTCGCCTACGGCGGCCCGAATATCTGGATTAACACACGCACCAAAACCATTGAGGGCTATTGGTGGTCTGATAAAGCAGAGGCTTATTATCACGATGATGCGCTAGGCTTAGATGATGCCTTGGCTGAGTTATGGGCTTGCAAATAGGGAGGGCAACCGATGAGAAAATACAACATAAACGCAGACAAATATCTGCGGGTGACTGCATGGCTAGCGGCACGTTATGCCATGCAGGACAAGCACGGGCGGCGATGGCTGCCAAGAAAACGCAACGGCAAGCCGACCAGATACCACAGGCTGCACCAAGCGTTCTTTGAACGGTACGTTTTAGACACTATGAATTGGAGAGACTAGCCATGAACAGAGGCGCAATAGAACTTATCAACGGCACGATATTTCTGCTGGTTATGGGTGTTGTCATATATGGCTTGATGGGTGCCGAGGCTTGGCTCTGGCAAGCTATCAAATGGGCAATAGACACATTTGCCTAGTATCACTACCCATTGACGGGCAAAGGCCTGTCAGTGGGCTTCAAATCGCTATTAAACCATAGGAGGGTATAAAATGGCTACTAAAAAACAAGTAGAAGAACTGAACCAAGTAATTGATGCGCTTGAACATGAACTTGAAACAGCAAACAACACAATGCGGTTTCTAGTAGAGAAAGCCAGGCATGAATTGCTAGACGTACACAACTCAATAAACACCATACTGCAAAACATGGATGAATGTGAGGGTGACTTTTGGTTCTCTGATTTGCAACGGCTGAGAAAGACGCGAGACAATATCAGAGAGTCGGCAAGCATCGAACCGCCAAAAGATGATGAAGGCAAGGCCATGTGGTACTGCCATGAATGGGTATTGAAGGGAGAATAAACATGTACCTAGTATTCGCAACCATAGCTTACCGCAGCAATGCGGTAGGTCAAACAACCGAGGTTCAATCTTGGGATTGCTTCGACACGGCAGAGAAAGCGCGGCAACACATGCGGCACCTAATCCATCAACACGACATGGATTTGCTTGACGTTGGCGTGGCAACCATCACCGACAGCATCCGAGAGGAATTGCTGAGAAAGCAACCAATGGGCTTAGAGGATTAGAGACATGACACCATCTGAATTTAGAGAAAGGCGGCAGTTCCTGGGCTATACGCAGCAGGGAATCGCTGAAAGGTTGGGTCTGTCTCGCAGAAGCGTACAAGCCTATGAGTCGGGCGAAACAAGTATCAGCCGAGTCATAGAAATGGCTATTGAAGCTATCGAATTGGAGGAGAAATGAACGAGACAAAAAGACAACAGCTAGAAGTCGCTTTGGAACTTATACAAAAGGCAAAGAAGATTGTGATTGATACGCGCAGAGAGGAGGAGGCGTGCTTCAAAGACTTGCCCTTGTATAATACAGACGAAGGCAGAGAAAGCCTCAACTCATTAAGCGGTATGTGTGCTGTCAATAGGTTCTTAAAAGAGGCTATCGAAGAACTATACCTGACTATAGATGGTATAGATGCTGACCTAGAATGGTTTACACCTGAAGGCTTGCCAAATGGTGATTGGCCTATTGATAGGGCAGACGATTAGAGAGGAGAGAAACGGGTGCTATGCTTTGCAAGTTATATATAACTTGCAGAGCTTAGCAAGTTATACATCCAGATTTTTTATATCAATATTATCTTGGTTTGCTTAGCAAGTTTTATATAACTTGTTTTATATAACACCGCTACTGCGGATTATACAAAGCAGCAAAAACCTGTCAACCATAAATTTATAACGCATTGAAAAGGAGGGTTTCACATGCAGATAATCACACGACAAGAAGCAAAAGAGAAAGGGCTGGGCTGTTACTTTACAGGCAAGGCTTGTAAGCGTGGACATGTGGATAAGAGGCGCACTTCAAATGGCATTTGCTGTGAGTGTGAGAAAGAAAACTGTAATTCACCTAGCTACAAAAATTACAAAGCCCAGTGGCATCAGGAAAACAAGCAGAGAACAAAAAAGATACGGGAGAAAAGATACCAAGAAAAAAAGGATGAAATATTGCAGAAACAAAACGCATACTATCATCGCAACAAAGATTGGATATTGAAGCAACAAGCTGAGTATTATTATTCAAGAAGGGACGGGATTCTAGAGGAAAGAAGGGCTAAGTATGCGGCACTCCCTCAATGCGAACGAGATAAAATATACAAAAAAAATCGAGAATGGAAAGTTGCTAACCACGAAAGGTATGCGTTGGCAAAAAAAGAATGGGCGAAGCGTAATCACGAAAGATTGAAACCAATTTATGCGGCACACTCCAGAACCAGACAGTCCAAAAAACGGATGGCTTGTCCCTCATGGGTGGATAAGAATCAAATTGAACAAATTTACTTACGTAGACAAGAGATTTCTAATGATACAGGCGTTGAGTATCATGTTGACCACTACTACCCTTTACGGGGCAAAACAATATGTGGCTTGCATGTGCCGTGGAACTTGCAAATCATCACAGCAGAAGAAAACGCCGCCAAAGGCAACAAGATGCCAGAAGAATTTTACGGGGCTAATCACACAATGAGTCAGCAGCCAGCATCAGCCAAGTATCAAACGAGATAATCGCAGTGCTTTGCTTGCTGACATAGCTGGGGCTAATGCTAGAGAGAAACACCACACAGCAGATGGGTTGCCTATCATACTTGTAAATCAGAACGGGTTGTGTACCAGCAGAGAGAGAGGCAGTGACAACCTGTTCCCACCATTCCCTGCGATAGAAAACAGAACCGTTGCTGTTGTATCTCTTACACTCAATCGTCCAGCCAGGTAGCCCGATTAAATCGCCGTGGTCGCCAGACCTGTATTGTTCTAAGTCTCTCTTCACCTCAATGTCATACCCTGTGTAGTCTTGGAACCATTGGTTAATCTTTGTGGCACATTCGCGTTCAAATGAGGCACCTTTGTTTCTGCTATTTGTCATAGCCAACCTACCTTTGTATCTGTTGCTTTACCATCCCACACAAACCAAGCATAGGCAGTAATCCCGCTACCACTAGGTTTCTCATCACCGCGCCAAATAGTCAGACGTTGAGAGAAAACCCACACCCTAGCTGGCCTATGCCAATCGAACAGAGAAACGCGCCGCTTCTTTCCCTCAAGAAACGACAGGCGCAACAACCAGCAATGTTTTCTGGCCTGTAAGCTAATAGCTTTCTGTATGAACGCTTCAGCATGTTTGTATGGCGGGTTCGTAACTATGTTGGGGGCAAGTAACCGCGACCCCATTAGGAAATCAACACCAGACTTACCGTAGCCATAATCATTTAAGTCTGTGCTAGTCACAGAATAGTAATGCGAGAAAGGTTCAGAGATAGCACCATCACCGCAAGCTGGTTCCCATATTCCACCTTCGAAACTTTCAACATCCATCAATGCTTCAACAGCGACTAAAGGCGTGGGGTAAAAATCATCCTTCTGCCTAGTGGTAGTAGTTGCCATCTTCCAACTCCACATGAATCACAAACTCAGCAGCTTCCTCTTTATCCACCTTGCCCCAGCCGCCACACATCTCACAATCAACTATCTCACTATCAAGATAACCGCCACGCATATGGTCAATCACCTCAACCTCAATCTCATATTTGCCTTCGCCGCCACACAGCGGGCAGTCAACCTCATCGTCCATGGTGCTGTTCGTAGAAGTCATTAGCTTTCACCCTTCCGTCTGTTGCTAGAGAAATGCGCCGCATAGTTTCCGGCGTTGGGAAACGCTGATTAGATAGTATGCGTGATACAGCAGAGACAGACAAGCCAGCTTTCCTAGCAAACCGTCTTATGCTAAGTCTTTGTTCTCTAATGTAATCTTTCAAAAACATACTGCACTATAATATAGTGTTGACAGATTGGCAATGGGTTGCTAAGACAGTCTTATTGGAGGGTCAAAATGGAATACGAAATACCAGACTATCGAAAAGAGTTCGGCTGTTATCACAACAGTGCATCAGGTGGCACACAATCCACCTATGAAAACCTGTTCAAGCTATACATCCGCAAAGAATACAAGATGCAGTTTCCTATGTCTGCCAAGCCACGGGCAGGGCAGATAGTGCAGGAAGGCTGTGACCATTACTTTGGATTGCACGATTACTCGCCCGTCAGAGGCCAGCAAGAGGGTTTGTCTGTTGATGAGTCTATCAGACATGCCATGACAGAGTACATGAACTACACGCCTATTAAATGGGATGGCGGCAAGGATGCAGATACGTTTGAGGCTTGTAAGGATGTCATCCCTGAGATGATTCGGCATGCAATCGAAGGCACAGAGGAATACTTTGGTGAGAATGTCGATATGGTCGGAGAGTACCAGCGCGTATTCAAAGACGACAGGCTGGACATACCTACCATTATGTTCTTGGACTATGCTGATGACACCAGACAGATTGACCTCAAATGCAGTCTGCCAATGGCGAACCCGCCAAAGAAGGATGGCACCAGGACATGGCGTATACCAAAGCCAAAGACTGAACCTACTTGGAACCAAGTGGCGCAGCAAGCTGTGTACTGGAAAGGCACCGGCCTGAAGCCAGCCCTGCTGTTTGTTACTGGTGAGGGCTACAACCTATGCACACCTGATAACTGTGACATGCTGAGTCAAGACGCATTGGAAGATGCTTATGAGAGAATTGTGCAGCGTTGGTTGACGATTCAAAACCTAATGAAAGCAGCCAATGGAAATTGGAAGACTCTGTTTGGTATGGTTGCACCAGACTTTGCAGAGATAGCCCAGCGGCACGGCCCCGAAATACTGGAGATTGCTAAACAAACTTGGAGGGTAGAGTGAACGTACCAACTTTTGAGGAGATACGCGAGGCATTGAAGGTTCCTAAGATATACGAACTTGATGTGCCAGTAATGAGTAGAATTGAAGCCAGACAAAAGGGTTGCACACGCTACTTCACAGGCACCAAGTGCAAGCACGGACACATTAGTGAGAGGAACACTTTGAGTGGTGCTTGTATCGCTTGCGACAGAGTAAACTATGAACTGAGGAGGGTAAGTAATGAAACAGAATAAAAAAATATTAGACACAGAGTTGATGATACCAACTAAAAATGCTTTGCGGCAATACAACCTTGTCACTTTAGAAGAACTATCTGAGAAGACTAGGGATGAACTGTCTCGGATGTCTGGACTTGGCAAGAAAGGCATCACCCAGGTAGAGGAAGTGCTGTTTAACCACGGATACAGATTAAAGTGCCGTCAGTCTGCATATCATACTAAGTATAAATTTGATGAAGATAAGCTGGCAGTAATTGTGCCGCGATTGCAGCATCAATTAAAAGGCATGTTGTCTATGCAAAAGGCTGTGTATGAATCTCTACATGCTTTGGAAGAAGCGATGGAGTCGGAGGGGGACAATGACTGAGGTAGAAGCGGAACACGCACAGGCGATTGACCTGACACAAGAACGCATCAATCGTTTGGAAAAGGATATGGCACATGCAACCAAGCAAATAGAGGAATTGCATACTATGCTGGCTGCGTTTATGAAAGCGATTACGGAATATCAAGAGGAGGCTAACGACAATGACTAACATTCAAGAGGCAATGGCTCTGGTCAATGAACTATACAAAGGCCACGCCATCAAACAAAAGGGCGGCAAGATGTACCTACAGGTGGTGCATCGTGTCGAGGCTTTCCGCCGCACACTAGGTGCAGAGTTTGGCATTGATACACAAATAATCGTGGATGATGGACACCGTGTAGTGGTCAAAGCTGTTGTTACAAACAAGGATGGCATCACTGTTGGGTCTGGTATGGCTGAAGAAATCAGAGGACAAGGCCATGTCAACACAACTTCAGCCTTGGAAAATGCTGAGACATCTGCTATAGGCAGGGCGTTAGCTAGTCTTGGCTTGTCAGGCGGTGAATACGCATCTGCTAATGAGATGGATGCTGTACCCCGCAAGGCACATAATATCGAACAGAATCAGGCGGCGGCTGTCGAGAAAAAAGACCCTCCAAGTCAAGCGTCTCCGGCCCCGTCTGAGCCTACCGCAGAACTTACCCAAGAAGAACTGGACAAGAAGCACGATAAGAGTGTGTACTTGGACATGCAGTCTCAACTGCGGCAGATGAAGCATGTTAATAACGTGCATACTCTGTTCGATAGAATGAAACCAAAGATACAAGAGATAAAGAAACGTAATCCAGAGGCAGCACAACACATAGTTAAGCTGTTCCTTGATGCCGAGCAAAGCCTGACAAAAGGAGAAAACTAATGGCCTTGAAGAAACTTACAACGATTCGCTGCTTTGCGAATGACCCAGACAAGAAAGCCACACATGGCAACTCTAACTGGAAGCCATACAACGGCAAAGAACCTACTGATGTAGTTCTAAGCAAGGATGTGCGTCACAGTGTGTCTGTATTCCAGAATGATGACGGGTCTATTGATGTTGTTATCAATGAACGCACTATGGATGACCGTTCAAGCGGCGAAAGCATAGCTGCTAACGTAAGACAAGGCGGCATGCGTAAGATTGCTGAGTCCATTGAACAGCCAGCACAACCAAAGTCACCTATGGCGTTAGATGATGACTCAATCCCATTCTAATTTAGAGGCGGCTTTCCATGCCTTAGACCATTGCAAGGATGTACTCTTGGAACGGTCTAAGTATGGGGCTGTTGGCGATAACTTCAGGCAGATTAGTGATATGGGGTCTATGATTACAGGCCACAAGATGACTGAGACACAGGTATGTGCGTTTATGATAGCTGTGAAACTGTCTAGGTTATCAGCCAAGGATGAGTTAGGGTTGAACTGCAATCACATAGACTCATTCGTTGACATCATAGGCTACAGTGCCATTGCTTTAGAACTGCTAGACAATGGCAAGAAAAAAGTCTGATACAAGAAAAATACTATGCAGCTTCTGCGACAAAGAACATTACGTTATACACGGGGGATGGGTTGTGGCTGGCAATGGTAAAACATTTTGCCACTCATTAGAGAGAAGCTGTTTAGTAACCAAGTTAAAACAGGAGGGCAATAATGGGAGACGTACTTCAATTTCGGAGATGTGGGGACAGGATTAGCGGCAGAACAATCCAAATGCTAACAAGTCCAGCGCATTGGAAACGACACTGCCGCGAACTAGATGCACTACATATTGTTGAAATAGTCACAAAGCTAACAGGCTGCGGTATAGGCGATTTACGAAAAGAAAGCAGAAGCACAAAGAAAATCACTGAAGCTAGACAACTATTTGTTTTGCTTGCTAGGGAACACACTACATACAGCTATCCAAAGATAGGCATCGTCCTAAACCGAGACCACTCAACAATCATGTATCTTGAAAAGAAAGATAAGTCTGATGTTGTCGAGGGTTTATTGAAAGCTGGGCATGCACTTGCTGATGAAGTAAAAGAACGGGTGTTCGGGCCGCCTGTGTTCTAGCTACCACTTAACCTTATTAGCCCAGTAAGCGGCTGACATTTTACCTTTGGAAATATTCTTGGCATGACGCGCTTTGAAAGATTTGCGTCGTGCCTTTTGCTTTGCAGTCTTGGGTGACTTGCCAGCACCAGATACGCCCTGCTGACCGAAGCGAATAATCTTTTCCTTGCCACCAGAACACGCCTTAACCACATGTGATTTAGTCTTGTGTCCTGGAGTGCGGCGAGGCTTATTACACTTCAGCGTTTTCTTTGATACAGGTTTTTTAGCCATCTTTCTTCAGCCCGTGGACATACCCATCTGTCTTGTTGTATGTAAGCGACTCTGCGCGACCATGTTCAACGTAGCTACAATGTATCCAGCCAGTGTTGCCGCCAGTATAGCACTCAAGAATAAGCTGGTCATAGTCTAAGTTGTCCTCAATCCATCTAGCTAGGTCATAGTTATCTATACCTGGCACTTCAAAGTCTGCCGCCTGTCCCTTGGCATGTTGGCTGTCTAAGCTACTGCCAATAGCAACGCACAACTCTGGGCTGCGGTATCCTGATGACACCATAAACGGCCCAAACTCATCACGAATCGGCTGTAATATCTTCTCACATAACGCCTCCA